GGCCACAAGGTGATAAGGTTCTGCTCGTACAACAAGGGAAGGTTCAGCAGGTCCCCGTTAATGATAGATGAAAGGGACATTGGTAGGCTGGGAACCGCGCTCAGGAAGAAGAAAGAGATTCGAAAACTATTGTCTAAACTGTAAGGTCTAAGCTTGCCTGATTAATTCAGAAAGCTGCCTAGTTTTTCCTTCAGGCAGCTCCGTTATTCCGCCAATCAAACTGTCGGTCATAACACCTTTGGTTGCAAGTATTTTAGCAGCCATCAGCGAAGTTTTTCCAGCCATACAAACCAGTAGTGGCTTGCTGTCACCTTCCAGGTCTTTACTTAGCGATTCTGGAATTTGCCGTGTTGTCAATAGTTCCTGTGCGGTTCTTGCGTCTGGAACACAAATCTTGCTCTTATCAACGCCCAGAGACTTTGCAATTAGCTCTATTCCGGGTTCCTGTGGAGTATACTGAGCATGAATCCAAATTACTTTGTCATAGCCACTTACGTTTGCCTCCTGCAAAGAGACCTGAGTAGGACCTTCCTGTCCAATCGTTGCAAGGTTCTTTTTGTATTTTTCAATTCCGTCACAAATCATTGCGACAAACTTTCCACCACCTTCAGAGTTTGCTTTCCGTAAGATTGCATAAAGTTCAAGTGCACTGCTTTCGCCAATGTCGTGACCCTTTTCTACAAAAAACTTGAGGAGAAGTTTTGCCTGTTCCCAATCCATTTCTTGTTGTTCAGCGTATATCTCAGGTTCGTATAGCGTCAAGCCATCTGCGTTGGCTTTTGTCCTAATTCCTGCAACATCCTGATTGCTAGGTGGAAATATTACATATACCGACTTTTTTCCATATTTTTCAGATATGTATTTGCTCAAGCCGCCAGACGTGCCGCCAGTACCAAATGTACAGAAGATGCTAAAGTTTTCCAGCGAGTCTCCATTTTCATGTAGTTGCTGATCAATCTCAGATGCGGTAACAGTTCTATGCGCCTCAATGTTCAGTTGATTGTCATACTGTGCAGGACAGAAGAAACCGTAGCTCTTGGCAAGAAACTTTGCCAAGTTTATGATGTCTTGGCTAGCTAAAAGCGATTCTATCTCAGAGCTTTCTTTATCAAAAATGTCAGTGTCAAACCCAAAATTAGATAATTGTGAACGAACGTTAGCTGCGGTTGCTTTTGCAACTAAAAGATCTTGCTTGCCTTCCATTCCTGGAGCAGGACAAATGTCCATGTCAAGTCAGTAAAAATTGCTGTTCGAAAAGTGTCAGAATCTGGTTTAAATTTAAAGAACTCAACTACATTACCACCAGCAATAGCAACATTACTCATAGCAACAGCAGTATTAGTAAGTGCTTCAGTAACGTGAATCATAACTTCAGCAAACTCAAATAAAACTTTTATTAATTTAGTTGCTAAATAATCTCCAAAATTTTCAATACTTCCATGTGTTTTTTCAACCCAATGTAATAATGATTCTCTTATATTATCTGATACTCTTAAAATAGCTGGTGCTAGTGCCGCAGAAAATTGTTGAGTTAAACCAACCATACCCATTTTTAATAAAGACATTGAATCGTTAGCCGCTTCTACTCCAAGAACAACTTCTTTTGACATAACAAGACCAAGTCTTTTAGCCATTTGGAATTGTTCTTCCATTCCCATTGTGCCATTTTCAATAGCAGTTAAGAGTTCTATGTTTCTACCACCAAACAATTTATAAGCGGCCGCAGTTTTATCTGTGCCATCTTTCATATTGTTTAAAGCGTTAGCAACTATTTGAAATTGTGCAAACAAATCTCCATTTGTTTCTCTTAAATCATCTTGGGTAATTCCTAATTGTATGAATGCGTCTTGTGCAATACCAGTTCCTTTAACGAGCCAATCGTTAATACCAACTGCCATTGTACGAACACCTTTTGCAAATGCTTCTAAAGATGTTCCACCTAGTTCTGCTGATAATCTAAATGCACCTAATCGTTCAGTTGAAATAAATACTTGTCGAGATAACTTTCCTAACTTATCAATACTTTGTAGTGAATTTCTAATTAATAAACCTAGACCAGCTACACCAGCAACAGCCGCTAGTCCTGTCTTCATATTAAAGATAGCTTTACTTACGCCTTTCAGTCCACGTTTTAATGTACTAAATGCTCGTTTAGTTTTATCTTTTGCGTTTATATCAAATTGTAATCTGTTTCTTGCCATTATCTTTTTAACTTGCTATCACGATTTAACTTATCGTAAAAAGCACACCATAAGTTAAACTCATTCACACTCATATCCATTATGTCGGATAGTTTCAAGTTCAGGTCTTTGGCAAGATGTAGGATATTTAAAAGGTCGTTATCAGACCTGATTTTTTTTTAGCCAGTCTTCAACTGGCACAACAGACAAAATGTCTTGGGCCACCCTGGCCACTACTTCAGGATCAACTGACCTCATTAAAGTTTGTTTATCTTCTAATGAATAAAGTTTTTTTCCCTCTTTGTCTTCAGCTTTAAGAATTAAAACGTCAGCAAATAAAGTAACGTCATCAGGTTTAGTATTTCTAGTTAAGATTCTTTTATCGGCTAAAGTTAAAGGTTTAGCATAGACAGTAATCCCCCATTCAGGAACATCAATAATCTTCCTGTCTATTGCTTTAAAATGTTCTTTGGCTTTGTCAAGAATATCACTCATAAAAGAGTAAATACTTAAATTCAGCTAAATAGTCAAATTAATTAAACTGTTCCCCTAGTTAACGCACCAGTTAAAGTAGCTGAAAAAGTTGCTTCTATCATACCATCGGTCGGAGTTGATACAGAATTAGCAGAAATGATCCACGTTCCACCAAAATAATAATCTCCACTTGTTGCACCCTCTGGATATAATGTCATAGTCACTTGTTCACCCTCCGCTATTGCTATCTGTCCGTTAGTGTCTGTTTCGTCCCAGAAACACTCGACAGATGCAGTTGCGCCTTTTTTGCCAACTTGGAAAGTTTTGGAAGTATCAGTTAATGCAGTATCTTCTAATAATTCTGCTGTTGTATCTAAAGTAAAACTTCTTACTTCAGCAACAGTATTAGTTCCAACTTTAATTAATCCTGAACTTCCTGTATGTGTTGCCATTATTTATTTTCCTCTTTTTTTATTTTCTGTTTAGCTTTATTGCTAAACGTACTTAAAGGTTTTGTAACAGTAACACCAACCTTTGTGTAGCCCATTTTCAAATAATATTCTTCCTTATCTGCAAATGTTTCAATCTCACTATTGCCGTTAGGTGTTTTTAATTTTATTCTATTTGTTGCCATAATAATTATACTCCAGCTTGTACTGCATTTTCGACAGTATTGTAAGTAATTAAATAGGTCAACCTCATCAATCCTGTCTTCTGACTAGCAGTATCAAAATCCACTTCTGTTGAAACTAATTTTGTATCTTTTGCATTACCACCACGAGTAATATCAGTAACCATCGCTTCTTCTACTTCTTCTGCAATCGTATCTAACGTATCATCTATGTTAGCTGTTCCTCGACAATGTGCTTCGATAATTAAATTTAATGATCTTAATTGAGTTCGTGTATTTTGTCCTATTGTATAATCTTCAACTGTTTCATCTAAAGTATAAACAATTAAAGCTGGAAGATTCCCAGTCTGTAAAGGAAAGTATCTTGTTTCATAAACATTTGAACCAGTTGTAGATAAACTTGTAACTGTTGTAACAACGTGTTCTCTAATTGATTTTCTAACGTGAGCCATATTATCCTGATAATGTAAATCTTGTTACTCCTGTTCCATCAGGAAATATCTCTTTAATATAATAAGTAACTGCTATCAATAACAAAAGTATCATTAAATGTTGCCGCACTTACATCAGAAGTCTTACAAGTAAAAACTGGAACTTCTTCTATAATTCCAGCTTCGCCTACACTTTGTTCTACTGATTCTTTATCGAAAATACCTTTAACTGTTGAACTTGTACCAGCACTTACATCAGCAAATGTAGCTGATTTAGCAAAATCATCTGTATCAAAGAATATTGCTCGTTCTGTATCTGATTCTATTGCCATTTTACTTTTCTTTTTTTAAACATTTTGTTAATACTTTTACTAGAGATGGATTGGCCATGAATATTTTTTCATAACCATTACCTACTGCAACAGCAATAGGTTCTTCCCCTTTAGTATTCACATCAATATCTTCCATATTCATAATTATATGAAACATCTCGTGCATTAAAGTATTAAATAACCTTAAATCTTTCAACCTCTTGTCTAAATGAAGTGTGTGTAAATTCGGATCGTATAATCCTAAATAATCTTTAGGAGTTTCATAATGAACTTTGATCTTTCTTTTACCATACTTGATAAAAGATAATTTCATTACATTAGAATATTGCGAATAAAATAATTAGAATAGCAACAGCAATTCCAATAGAAATTTTAGGATTCGCTTTTGCTAGTTTTAACCAGTCTTTCATAGAACTCCTATTTCTTTTTTTTACGTGAAAAGATACTTTTCTTTTTAACAGCTTTGTTTTCAGGTTTTTTCATATCTTCAGCAACAGCAATAGCGTGTCCACCACCAATTAAGACATTACCATCTGCTTCTGACGCTTCAACAACTTTACCAGCATCAGCAAATTCGCCTTTAACAAAAGTCTGCTTTAATATTTTTATCTTCATAATAGTTTCCTTGTATATAAAAGAAAAGGCGAGGTCAATGCCTCGCCTAATCTTGTAAACCACCTAATTATTAATATTAGGCAATTAAGTCTTGAATTGCCGCAAAACTTTCTGCGTGTCTAACAGCAACATCTACATCGTATAACCCAATTATTCTAGTACCACCTTTAGCGGCATTAGTATAAGGATCAACCGATATGTCCAAACTACCCCATTCTCCAATGATTAAATCATTGAAGTTTCCAAAAGTAAGAGCAGAACAAGTTCCACTTGCTGTACCTTTAGTTAGGTTGTCAGGAGAGTTAGTTGTTGAAAAGACATTGTACCCCATAAGTTTGTTTTGGTCGTTCATAATCATAACAGAGTCAGTTGTACTAACTTTTGCTATAGACATAAAACGAGAAATTTGGAGTGGAGAAGTAACGAAAGCCAATGCACCTATATTCGCATTGTCAGTAGCAACTTCTTTCCAAGTTTCAACAACTTTGGCCCAAGTTCCTTGATCACCATTCGTACCCATAGCAACTGCTCCAATTCCACTTGTATTTAAAATACCAGTAGGAGTGTTTGAAGTGCCTGTGCCTTGAATAGCTTTTTTATCAACTTCATTAGATAATGTTCTTATAATGTCATTTCTAACGATAGTTTCAATAGCTGGAGTAGATTGGTGCATTAAGTGTCGTGATATGTCAGTAAATGTTCCTAAAGTTTTAGGAGCCATAGTAACTTGTCTATACGTTGTATTGACTTCTGTTACTGCCGCATTTTCAGCAACCCACGATGCAGAATTAACTGCATTTTGAGCTGGAATTGCAACTTCACCAACTAGACCACTTAAGAATAACGCACCAGCTTGTTTAACAACCATGTTTGCTCTTAACGCTTCAATAAATGAACCAGCTAAAAGGTTAGTTGCAACCAAGTTTCCACCATCACCAGCTACTCCTTGAATCAAATCTCTTTTCCATCTTAAATCTGATGGAATGTAAATTCCTCTTGGAGTTTTGCCAGTCTTACGTGAGATTTCATCAGACGCTTCTTTTTCAAGTTCAGCACCAGACCAATTTCCAGTTGCCATAGCTTTAATAGCTTTGACAATAGAATAATCTCGGTTTTCCTTGTTAGAAAGTCCAACTTCATCTTTTTTGTCCAAAGGTTTTGCTTCGCCAAGTTTGTTTAAAACAACTCCTCTAAATTGAGCAAGATTTGTGCCATCATTAATTGCTTTATCCGCTAGGTCTTTGCAGTTATGCTTTCCACCTAATGAACTAATTTCTTTAATTCTAGCTGTTTCGTCTTTTCTCGCTTTAGCGATTTGTTCTTCAACATTAACTTGAGGAGTTTCAACTTTTGGATTTTCTTTTGCTTTTTCCATTGTGTTTTCTCTAGTTATGACCTCAATAGTTTCTTTACGACTATCTTGATCGGTTAAATTATCATGCCTACTACGTCCTACGCCAACAGTTGTGTCTGCTGGTACGGAAACAATAGACGCTTCCAATGGTTTCCAGTTAACACGATATTTTGGCTTGTCCTCGTCCTCATCATCGCCTTTAACTTTATCCATCTTCATTATTTCATAGCCCACACTCACATTACTGCGAATGCCATCTATGACATCACGAAAAACCTCATCAGCTAGTTTTGATTTACCAAATCTAACGACTGCACGACCTACCTTGTCGGCATCGCTGATTTTAGCTTCTTCTATGACTCCTATTTGCTTTTCTAAATCGTGGTTAAGCAATAATGGTGCTTTCCCACTTGCAATAAATGAAAAGTCAACATCTTGTGGATTATGACTTAAAATTTCTGTTCCAAAACTTCTATCGTATGGTTCTTCAGAAGAAAACGCTAAATTAACAGTTCTCTTATCTTCGCTGATCTCTTTTTTATTAAAACCAAATACACGATATAGTTTTTCTTTGTCTGATTTTTGTGTTTTCATTTTATTTTCTTTTT